AATTAAGAAAATAAAGAAATTAAAAAGAGGAAGATAATTATGGTATTAGGGGGAAAAAGAGAGGGAGCAGGAAGAAGAAAATTGGAAGAAGAAAAAAAGAAAGTAACAAAATCTTTTCGGATAACTCCAACACTTCTAGCAGAAATAGAAAAAAAATATCCTGAAAAAACTCTCTCTTGGATAATAGAACAGGCATTAATTGAATATATTAAAAAATAAAATATTAAAAAAAGCACATCAAAAATGGTGTGCTTTTTTATTTATTGTAATTTTTATAATCTTTGCAAATTTTGCAACATTTACTCTTCAAAAAAGTTATAACAAGTATGGAAAGTAAAAAAGTTTAAAAGGAGTAGTAAAAATGGCAAGAATAAAGCCTCCATTTGCATATTTTGGGAGCAAAGGAAGATTTTATAAAGAAATAAAAGAAATATTTCAAGCAAATTATAGAGCAAATTTTGTGGATTTGTTTGCAGGTTCTATGGAAATCCCACTAAATTTTAAAAATGAATTTAGAGAATTAAAGATATTAGCAAATGTGAAAGATGAAAAAATTGAATGCTTCTTATCTGGAAATGCGGTTGATACATATAAGAAAGGGCTTGAATATATAAAGCATGATTTAAATATAAATGCTAGAAACTTGTATGAAGATGACAGAGCAGCATTTGAAGAAGTAAATAAGAGATTTAAAAATATATTTTCTAAATGTTGTCCCTGTTGTGGTAAGAAGCTAAGTACAAGAGAAAAGCATGAAGTTTTTAACGAAAATGAAAAAAGAATTTTAAGAAGCCTCATGAGCTTTGGAGGAAATGGAACAACATTATCAAATGCTTTTTATTCAAAAGAAAAAATAAAGAAGTTAGAACTTTATATGGAAGCATTAAAAACTATAAAAATAACAACTGATTTATTTGATGAAAATTGGGAATTTGAAAATAGTTTTATATTTTTAGATCCACCATACATTCGTAAGACAAATGTGGGAGAGGAAGGATTCATAGGCTATAACTATGCAGATGATAAAGGCATAGATTGGACAATAAAAGATGATGCAAGACTTATAGAGTTCATCAAAAGAAATCAAAATAAAAATAATGTGTTTCTTGTATTTGGAAGTGTAGACAATAATCTATCAGGATTATTAAAAGAAAACTTTAAATGTGAATTTATTATAAAAGAGTATAAAAAGCAAATGTTTGGAAAATTAGCAGATAAAGCTGAGTATTTTTGCTTAATAAAATAAAAAATATGGAGGTGTCTTTATGAAATTGGAGCTAGTACAAGCTAAAAGAATGTATGCAGATAATAAAAGTATTGATGAAATAGCTAGTGCTTTAAATAAAAGTAAAGGCACTGTTTACAGATGGATAAAAGAGAATAAAGAAGATTTTGAAGAAGCAAGGAAGTTGAAAGAATTATCAGTTGATGATATGGGCGAAATCTTAGATGAAGCACATAAGAAAATGCTTTTAAATATCATTGAAAACCCTCAAACATTAGTTGACCCAAAAGTTGCTGATTCGCTGATTAAAATTGCAAATGTCTTGGAAAAAATGGATAAAAGAAGAGAAAAGGAAAAAAAAGAAAAACAACAGGCTGAGGAAGAAGAAAGAGGGGTGTTGATAGTTGATGACATCAAAGAAGAAGAGAAAGCAACTTAAAATATCAGACTTATTAACTCCTAGATTTTATCCACTTTATTCAGCTTGGAAAAGTAATAAATACACTCGTTTGGTTTGTAAAGGTGGAAGAGGTTCAGCGAAATCAACTAATATTGCCTTGATTTTAGTTGTTGATTTAATGCAATATCCCATCAATACGATTTGTTTTAGAAAAGTAGGGGAAACACTTAGAAAATCAGTATATGAACAAATAAAATGGGCTATTAAATTTTTAGGAGTGGAAGAATACTTTGAATATAAACTTAGTCCACTTGAAATTATTTACAAAGAAAGAGGAAATAAATTTATTTTTATGGGAGTAGATGACCCACAAAAAAGTAAATCTATAAAAGAAGCTCAATTTCCTGTTGCTCGTTACTGGTTTGAGGAACTTGCAGAGTTTAAGAACGAAGATGAAGTTGAAACAGTTTTAAATTCTATATTTAGAGGAAAATTAGAAAAGGGACTTATTTACAAAGGATTCTTTTCTTACAACCCTCCAAAGATGAAACATAACTGGGTTAATAAAAAATATAATTATTCTTTCATAGAAAATAATGTATATGTACATCATTCAACATATTTAGAAAATCCACATATATCAGAAGAGTTTATAAAAGAAGCTGAAGCAGTTAAAGCAAAAGATGAAACAAAATATAGACTTGTATATATGGGAGAACCAATAGGCAATGGTCTTGTTCCATTTCCTAATTTGGAAATAAGAGAAATAGAAGCGACAGAAATTGCAGGACTTGAAAAATTTAGAAATGGAGTTGACTGGGGTTATGGAGTTGATCCATTAGCTTTTGTTAGATGGGGATATGACAAAAAGAAAGGCATTATTTATGCACTAGATGAGTATTATGGAGTAGGTTTAAAAAACAGAAATCTAGCAAACTATATTCTTTCAAAAGGCTATGATGAACTGGTTATGTGTGATAGTGCTGAACCCAAATCTATTGATGAATTAAAGGAATATGACATAAGTGCATGGGGAGCAAAAAAAGGTGCTGGAAGTGTTGAATATGGAGAAAAATGGCTTTCTGATTTGGAAGCAATAGTAATAGATCCAAAGCGAACTCCAAACATATCAAGAGAATTTGAAATGATTGATTATGACACTGACCGTGAAGGGAATCCATTACCACGCTTATGTGATTCAAATAATCATACAATAGACGCTACAAGATACGCATTTTCTAATGATATGAAAAAAGGGAAGTGGGTATATGAGTATTAGAGAAATTTTTAAAAATTGGTTTTTCAAAGATTGTTCTGTAATGACTGGAGATGGGAAGAGTTTTGAATCATCTGAATATATGTCAACAATATGGGAACAGCCAGGCTTTATGTTACCAATTAAGAAAAAAATAAAGGCTTGTCAAAACATAGAAATGGGCATTTATATAGGAAAAGAAGATGGTAAGAAAAAAGTTGATAATCATATTTTAAATAAGATTTTTAGAATGATTAATCCAAATACATCATTTCAGGACTTTATAGACTATTTAATAGTGTGGTTAGAAGGTTCAAATAATGGAGTTTTATTAGAGCTTATAAAAGGGTTGCCTTCACTTGCTCCTGACTTATATATACACTCACCAAATAATTTTACAGTGTATTTTGAAGGTAGAAGGATAAGAGAAATAAGAATCCATAACCCAGCTAAAACAATAACTGGGGATGAATTAAAAAACTATATGTGGCTTACTTCTCCAAACTATGACAACATAATTGATGGAGTTAGTGGAAATGGAATAGGACAAGGAAGAAGCAAACAGAATGCATTAGCAATATTTGGAGCTTATTTATTCAAGGCTTGGAAATGGAACTGGAGCTTGGCAAATAATTTAGGAAAGCCTGGAGGAATACTTCAAACAGAAGGTGCAGTAGATAAGGAAGATAGAGAAGAAATAAGAAGCAAATATTCAGCACATTATGCAGGAGCTGAGAATGCTGGTAGCCCTTTGGTACTTGGTTCAGGGTTAAAATATCAAGATACTTCAAAAGCACCAATAGATGCTGACTGGAGTACAGCAGAACAGAAAGCACATGAAAGAGCTGCCATTGCTGCTGATGTCCCAGTTGAATTAGTTGGTGGAGGAGATTCAACTTATCAAAATAGGAAACAAGCAAAAAAAGAACTATATAGAGAGGCAGTAATTCCATTTTTTAACAATTTAAAAAATTGGCTTAATTACTTATTAAGTGATTATTTAAAAAATGGAGAGTATATAGACTATGATCTTTCTGGTGCTGACGAGTTAAAAGACGATATAGGGGATATTATTCAAAAATTAGAACCTTTGAAAAATCGGGTAACAATAAATGAATATAGAAGAATTATATCATCACTTACTGATTTAAGTTTGGAACAAATAAAAGGTGGGGATATCTTGCTTGTTGGTGGAGGAGATATGACACTAGAAGAAATTACTGAACCAGCAACAACAGAAGGCGAAAGAGCTGAGGATGTATGAAGAAGGAAGTTCAAAAAATAAAAGCATTAAAAGCATTAGAAAGGCGACTAAGTGCAAGAAATAAAAAAATTATAGAAAAGATATTTATAGAATTAAGAGACAAAATAATTGAAGATAATTCAAAAAAATATGATGTAAAAATGATTATAAATATTGACTATGAATGGCTTTTGAAGAAATTTAAAAAGGGTCTTGAAGTAGTTTATCTATATACATTCGAGGAGACTTTTAAAGGCTTTCAAAACATCTATAAGAAAACAATAAAATCTAAAACTATAAAAGGTATTAGAGATTATTTTTTAAAAGATTGGAATATAAAGAATGCTGGAAAACAAGCAACTAAAATGACAGCAACAACAAAAAATATTTTAAATAAGATAATTACAACAGGGCAAGAAGAAGGCTTATCACATAATGAAGTAGTTAAAGAACTGGTAAAAAATATTAATGGTATGACAGAACAAAGAGCCAGCACAATAGCAAGAACTGAAACAAGTAAGAGCATTAATACAACAAGTTATGAAACTGCTAAAAATGTGATGAAAGAAAAATGCTGGATACATGTTGGAGGAAAAAAGACATATAGACCACATCATAAAGCTATAAGCAATAAATGGGTTGATATAGATTATAAATGGAAGTTAAAAGATGGTGTAGAAGCTGAGTATCCACACCAAGATAGTTTGCCAGTTTCTGAGGTTGTTAGATGTAGTTGTTTAATTATTTTTAGATAAAAGGAGTAGGTATGTCAAAGAAAAAGATAAAGAAAAGAATTAATTTTTCTGATGAAACATTAAATTTTACTTGTGAAATTGAAAAGTTTAAGGAAGAAGAAGGAACACCAGGAAGATTTACAGGAATACTTGTAAATATGCAAAATGACAGTCTTGCAAAGGGTATTTATAGATTTAAAAAGGGAAGTATGCAAGGAAATAATGGAAAGACTTTACTCCTTTTATACAATCATTATGGTGAATTATTACCAGTTGGAAAATTAGTAGGAGAAGAAACAGAGAAGGGATTTGAAGTTGTGGGAGAATTTCATTTATCAAAAGATGATAATGGAAATTATATAAATCCTGAAGCTGTAAAGTTGTATTCGCTTATGAAAGAAATGAAGCTACCTTTTGAAATGTCAGTGGGTGGAAACATTGTAGATTATAAAGAATATAGTGAAAATGGTAAGTATTACATAGATATAAATAAGTTTGAAGCTCATGAGGGGAGTTTAACACCTAAAGGAGCAGTAAAGGGAAGTAAAGTAACAAGAGTATTTAATAAAGAAGATGGAGGAATAGGACAAATGGATAAGGAACAATTAAAAATATTAATGGCTGAATTATTAGCAAACTTTAAAACTGAGTTGTTAGAAGCTGGGACACCAGAAGAAATTAAAGATTTACCTGCAAAATTTAATGAAATTCATGCAAAATTTAATGAAATTAAAACTGAGTTAAATGGAGAGTTTAAATCTGAAATTGAAAAAAAATTGAATGAATTTAATGAAGTTATAAAAGGTTTAAAAGCAGATTTTAAACCAACTAGAAAAGAAGTAACAGCTGCTGAACAATTTAGTGCAATGATACAAGCAGTAGAAAAAACTGGAAAATCAGCTGATATAGTATTTACAGAGGAAACAGAAGTAAGTTTTGCAGATCCTGCAAGCACATCAAATAATGCTGCAGCTGTAAAAACACAATATGTTAATACAATTTTGGAAAGATTAACAGATATTAATCCAGTTTTGACAGATATCACATTTATCCCAATAACTGATGGAAGTCTTACAATTCCAAGAGAAGTTGCAGGACTACCAGAAACTGGGTGGGTAGGAGAAGAAGAAAACAGAAAAGAAACTACTGCTTCAAAACTTGAAAATTTGAGTATTGCTATACATCAATTATATGCAATGCCTAAGATTACCAATAAATTATTAGCAACAAATTTTGTAGGATATGCTAATTTTCTACTAAAAAGAGTTGAATATGCTTTATCTTTAAGATTAGCAGATACTTTATTTAGTGGAACAGGAACAAATACCCCAATAGGGATATTAAAAGATACATCTGTTAAGAAAAAAGTTGAATTTGATACAACAGATGACACAACATTTGTTGACTCTATAATAACAGCATATTATTCAATGAAAGAAGCAATAGCACAACAAGCAAAATGGTATTTTTCTCCAGAAACTTGGGCAAGAATAGCAAAACTTAAAAATAGTCAAAAAGATTTTTATCTTACAGACTTAGACACTGGGACTACTAGAACATTAATGTCAAGACCAGTAATACTTGTTGATTCAGAAAATGCAGAGCTTAAAGGAATAGATACAGCAACAGCTGGAACAGATATTATTGGAGTATTTGCAGATTTAAGTACAGCAGTGATGGGAATTCAAAATAATGCTATGACAATGAGATTAGAAGATAAAGTAACTTCTAAAGGATACACAAAATACTACATGGAAAAAGGCGTAGGTTTTGGAGTTCAATTACCTGAAAACATTATAAAAATAGTTAAAAAAGCATAATTTAAGAGGGATTATTCCCTCTTACAATGCTAGCAAGGGGATAGCATGGGAATTAAATATGATTTAGAAATTGCTAAAATACTCACTAATATTGAGGATGAAAAACTTTTAAATTTTTATATTAATGCAGTAATAGAAAAGATAGAGGGGATATTAGGCTATGAACTCCTAAAAGGGCAAATAACAAGTTTAGTTAGTGGACTTAATAAAAACTATGTATTCTTACCTAGAAAGAAAATTGAAAGGGTATTGAACGCTAAAAAAGGGTGTAAAAAACTCCCTTTCAGTTTTGTAAATAGAAAAGTAATATTTGATGAAATTATTACAGTAGATTCTTATGTAGAAATTGAATACATTGCTGGATATGAAGAACTAACTGAAAATCTTTTAATGTTCATTTGTTCAACTATAAAAGAAGAGCTTTCAAATGCTGAAGGGTTAAAGAGTTATGGAATAAGAGGAATAAACTATACTTTTCTTAATAAGATAGAACAATCAGATAACTTCATACGAGGAGTTAAGGACTTGTTTGGAGTTGTAGAAATATGATAGTTAAATCATTAAAAGAAATTGAGTACTTGGCAAAGCATCAATTAGAAATTGGAATATTAGCTATTGATAAAAGTTTAATGGGAGAAGATGGAAAAACAACAATATTGAATTATGCAATATGGAATGAATTTGGGACTTCTGATATACCAGCTCGTCCTTTTATGAGAAATGCTTTTGATAGTAATAGAGGAATCATTTCAAACTTGATTCAAGCAGCACCCAAGAAGGTTATAAAAGGGGAAAAGAGTGGAAAAGAAGCACTTATGGAGATAGGAGAAACTATAAGGGGTTTAATAATTCAAAGTATTGCTACAGCTCAGGCTTGGGCAGTTCCAAATGCTCCAAAAACTTTAAAAATAAAAACTAAGAATGGACAGGCTAATAACACGAAGCCACTTATTGATAACAGATTTTTAATTAAAAGTATTAGGTATCAAATAGTAAATGAAAATGGAACAATAGAATATTTGTCAGACTTTAAGGATGTATAAGATGGATAAAGTTATTTTATTAAGTAAACACATAACAAATATAAAAATTATTTCAAAAGCTGAAGGAAGATGGGAAAAAGGAAAATATATAACTGATGAAGAAAAAGAAAAGATTATAAAAGGTGTATATATGCCTGTTTCATCTGACACTTTGAAATATTATCCACAAGGTGAAATAACTCTTAAAGATATGGAGCTATTTACAAAAGAGAAGCTAAAAGAAGGAACTGTTGCTATTTTAAGAGGAGAAGAATTTAAAATAATTGAAATAACTGACTTTGATTATTTAGCTGATATAAAAAGCTATATTTTGAAGAGGAGCACAAAAGATGATTAACCTTATAATTGAACTGCTTAACAAAATGAGTAATATCCAAATTATCCCAGCTTTTACTGATAAAAAGCCTCCAAAAAAGCCCTATGCAACTTATCAAGTTTTAAATATAAATAGTGCTGATTTTAGAGGGTATACAGAAAGAGAATATGAAAAAAAAGATGAAAAATATCTTGAAACAACAGAATATAGAATAATGGCAAGACTTCAATTTGATGTATATTCTGAAATACAAGAAGAGGCTTTGGAAAATTCAACTGAACTAAGAGAGCTAATTCTTTTTAACGCAAGAAGAGAAATTGGAAGAATAGAAGCGGGAGTTGTAAAAAGTAGTGAAATAAAATCATTAAATGAGTTAATTAATGCTAAATATGAATATCGTTGTAGTTTTGACATAGTTTTTGAATATATGAAGATAACAAAAGAAAGAGAACTTGAACTAATAAAAGAAATAGAATTATTAGTTAATGAAAAGCATAGAAGCAGGATAGCAAGGAGGAAAGAATAATGGGAGTATATAGAGAACCAGTAAAAGTTACATTAGAACAAGAGTTAAATTTAACAATAGCAGCACTTAACAAAACTCTTATAGTTACAAATGATAAAAATGCAGATTTTAAATATTATATGAACTCTAAAGATGTTGCTAATGATTTTGGAAACAATTCAAAAGTATATAAATTAGTGGAAAAGTTTTTAGGACAAAGAGATGGAGACGGGAATATATTAAAACCTGATTTCTTTGGAATAGTTGGAGTTACTGTAAGTGGACAAGAGAAAATTGAGGATAAATTGAAAGAAGTGTTAAATGAAAATTTAGACAAAGAGTGGTATGCTCTTTTAACAACTTTTGATAGTGTTGAAACAATGAAGGCTGTAAGTTCATTTTTAACAGAAAATAGAAGAGTCTATATTACAGAAGTAAAAGCTTATCCAATAGCTGATAATTTAAAATCTGATAGAATAGCACCTATTTGGAATTTAAAAAGAGATGAAGCAGATAAAGAATATAAAGCAGCAGCTTATGCAGGAGTAGTTATAACAAAAGGTGCAGGATACAGAAGTTCAATGATAGAGTTACAAGGGGTAACAGCTGACACTGAACTAGCTAAGAAGCCTGAACTTACAAAAAATAATATTACATTTCTGGAAAAAAGAACATCAGAAGGCTATATAACAGCCAATGGTGGAAAAGCAACAGATGGAACTTATTTAGATGACACAACTGCTATTGATTGTATTATTGTAAATCTAAATGAAAATTTAGAAAAAGCAATGATAAAAAAGGGGTTTCCACAAGATGATGAAGGATATGCTTTTTTGGAAGAAACTTTAAATAATACTATGGAAGAAATGGGAGCTAATAAATTAATAGCTAAAAAAAATAAAAAATATGAGTTCATAGTATATCCTGTAAATCAAACAGCTACAGAAAGAGGATTAAGGATCATAAGACCAAGAGTTAAGTTTAGAATAAGAAATTGGGGATATTTTATTGATTTAACTCTAATGAAGACTAATAAAGACATAGGAGGAAAAGAATAATGACTGATTTAAGTAAGAAAATTTTTATTTTTAATGGATATACTTTTAAAAATTTTAGAAGTTTAAGTGTTGGTGCTCCTGAAGATCAATATAAACAATCAGATAAAAGTATCTATGGAGAAAGAAGAATACTGTATAGTCCAGACCCAAATATGGAAATAACCATAACAGTACCAACTGGGACAGAAGATGAAAAAATACTTTTAAATGCTTCTGAAAATGTGGCAACTGGTTCAGGATATTTTAAAGATAGTTCCAACTCAAAGTATAGTAGAGGAGTAACTATAAAGGAAATTGGAGTAAATAAAAGTGAATTGGCTAATGATGGAGAATCTGATTCAAGAGAATTTAAACTTGTGTGTATTGGTGTGAGTGAGGTAATAAACTAATGGAAAATAAAAAAGAACAACAAGAATTAAAAAATAAAGAATTTTTAGAAAAATTAAAAAATAAAAATGTTTCAAATGTAATTTTTAAAACTGATGGTTTAGGAGCTTTGGAATTTGATCTTATGATGACTGGAAAAGATTTTAAAACAATGGACAGATCTTTCAGAGTAGAAAGAGTTTCAACAGATACATTTTTTAAACTTTCAGCCAAAAAAGATGAATTAACAACAGCAAAAGAGTTATTGACAACTTTTGTAGCTCAACCAGCTGAAGCAAGAGATATAGAATTTTTTAATATGGATCAAGAGGCTTTATTAACAATGGTCAATGTTATTACAGAATTTCAGCAAACACCCTTTTTATTCATTAAGAACTTTGGAGAAAATAAGGGAAATTAAACAAGGAAGGTTTGACATTTGCTTTGAATCTAAAATTTCATATTTTAATAAATCCGTTGGTGAGTTGTGTTATGAGGAGTATATGCTTTTACAATTAGCCTGGGCTAATTATGCTAAAAGAAAAAATAAAAATTAGAAAGGAGGAGAGTTAGCTATGCTTGAACAATTAACATTGGCTTTTAAAGTAATAGGAGATGGACTTGATTCTTTAAAAAAAATTGATGCACAAATAGATGCTTTAAAAAACAGCATGAATAATGCTAAGAACTCTATAAATTCAGCATTTAGTGGGTTAAAAAGTAAAATTAATTCAGTAAAGCAAAGTATAATCAATTTTAAAAATAAAATAAGTTCAACTTTTAGGACATTAAAAGCTAAGATTGTAGCTAACTTTCCTGCTATTTCAAAACTAAGAAATGGATTTATTGGACTCCATAGAGGATTAGGGAACTTTGGAAATTATGCCCAGCAACAGTTTCAAAATAGTAAAGAAAAAGCTAATTCATTCTTAGGAGTTTTAAAAAGAATTGCTACAACATTAGCAGCAGGTTTTACATTAAAAACTGCTATTGAAGGAGCAGGGAATATTGAACAGTATAGAAATACCCTTGAAACTGTTTTGAAGGATTCAAATAAAGCGAGAAAGAAACTAGCTTGGGCTAGTAGATTTGCTAATAAAACACCATTTGAAACAGAAGAGGTAGTTGGTGGAATGACAAAACTTCAATCTTATGGAATTGAAGGAGATAGAATTTTAAAGACTACTAATAGAACCTATTTAGAAATGATTGGAGACATGGCATCAGGAATGGGTAAAAGTTTTGACCAAGCAATTGAAGCTGTTGCTGATGCAAGAACTGGAGAACTTGAAAGATTAAAAGAATTTGGAATTACTAAGAATATGATTGCCGAGTTTGGAAAAAGCAAGGGCTTAGAAATATTTAACAGTAAAGGACAAATCAATGATCTAGAACTATTTAATAAGACTTTGTTTGAAATGATGGACTCTCGTTTTGGTGGTGCAATGGAAAAACAAGCCAAAACATTTAAGGGAGGACTATCAACTATATCTGGAGCTGCAAAGTCAGCACTTTCAACATTGGCAGGAGTGAATGAATTTGGAGATATAGTTGAAAACTCTCCATTTCAAATTCTTAGAGATAAGGTTATTATTCCATTTGCTAATACTTTAGTAAAACTTCAAGAAGATGGAACATTTACTAGATGGGCAGAAAATTTATCTAATATTTTTGGAGAAATAATTAATATTGGTGGAAAAGTAATAGATTTTATTGTTAAGTGGAAGGAAGTTTTAATTCCTTTAGCAAGTGCAATAGCTGGAATTTTTGTACTTAATAAAGTAATAGTTTTAATTGGAGCATTAAAAACAGCATTATCAGCTTTTTCTTTTAATCCTATTATGCTTGGAATAGGAGCTGTAATAGCTATTGGTGTTTTATTATATAGAAACTGGGATTTAATAAAAGCAAAATTAGCTGCACTGTGGGGAAGTATAAAAGCTTTTGGAGTAAAAATAAAAGATTTTTTTATAAAAATATGGGAGAAAATAAAATCTTTTGGTAAGGCATTATGGGATCTTGGGAAAAAGATGTTTATGCTGTTTACTCCTTTTGGCTTAATTATTACAATTGGAAAATTAGTAATAGAAAATTGGGATTTAATAAAAGCTAAGTTCTCAGAACTAGCAGGCTATTTATATAACAAAATAATTGACATAGGTAATTTTTTTACAGGTTTAAAGGACAAAGCTGTTGATGTATTTTTTAAACTAATAGACAAATTAAAAGAAGTGTGGGAGACAATGAAGTCAACTGCTGCATCGGCTTTTGATTTTATTTTAGATTATGTTGCTAAAATTTGGGAAAATATTAAAGGATTTTTCTCAAACTTAGGACAAAAAATAAAATCATTGCCAGGGATATCATGGTTTTTTGATGATAGTGGAAAGAAAAATGCAACAGCTGAAAGAGTATATTTTGAAGATACTCCTGTGATAGATGGGACACATAAAACGGGGCTTGACTATGTCCCTTTCGATGGCTATATAGCTGAACTGCATAAAGGAGAAAGAGTACTAACTGCTGAAGAAAATAATACTTATTCAAATATAGAAAATAATAGTTTTTCAGATATAAAAAGTTCAACAAATAGTAAAAAGTCTAGTAAATCTGATAAAAAAGTTATATTAAATCTTACTATAAACATGCCAACAACAAAAGCTGAAACCGATTGGAATAGAGTAGGAGAAATAATAGTGGAAAAATTAGAGGATTTTATGCTACAAAATGAGATTGCAAAAGGAGATATATAGATGTTTTCAATAACAAATTTGATGAGTAAAGTAAGTAGTTTTTTAAGCAGTGCTAACTCATTGTCTAATCAAATTGATAATCACATTAAGAAAACTCCACCTATTTTACTTGGGAATATCCAACTTCAATTAGTTTCTGATGTGTCTGAAAGCTATTCTAATGATGTTCCAACAGTTCCAATAGATGATGGGACTCAAATAGCTGATAATATAACACCAAACCCTTTGGAATTATCTTTTAAAGTTCAAATTGTTGGAGCTAATCACAAAGAAATTTTTGAAAAAGTTATAGAACTTAGAAATAAAAGAGAACTTGTGGACTTGTATATGGTTAAGTTATATAAAAATATGGCTATCACAAGTATAGAAAACACAATAACTTCTTTATACTATACAGAGTTCACAATTTCCTTAGTTGAAATAAAAATTGCTCATATTTCTATGATACCAGCACCTAGTAAAAAGGCTAAACCTGTAGTAAGAAAAAAAACAAAAATTAAAACAACAGCAACAA